GTTGCCGCATTTTACAACCTCGCTTGACGCCGCCGTGGCCCTGGTGGAGCGCGTGAGGCCGGGGATGGGAGCCAGCGTTTTGCAGGTCGCACTGCTGCGCACGCCAAGGGACGCCACGATTGACCAAATTGCACGCGCCGTCCTTGCGGTGATGATTGGGGCTCAGATCGCAGAGATGGAGGCAGGGGATGACGCCCGCTGAAGCGACCGGCGCCATGCTGCGCGCGGCGATTGCCCGGGCTGATGGCAAGGGCGTCCCGCCGCTCACCGGCGAGATGGCCACCCGCATCGCGCGCGCAGGCCGGGAGGGCGTGTGATGAGCAGGCCATTTTGGAATTCGATTCCTGAAGATGCTCCAGAGCGGATCATTGCCGTTGAGCTGACGCGGCACGATCCAAATCACACCCCCGGCCTCGGATGGGCGCTCAAGATTGACCAGGCTCTTTGCGTGATCCGGGCGCTTCGGGATGCTGGATACGTCATGACCAAGCCGGAAAAGCGGGAGCCCACCCCATGACCGCCGCCGACCTGAACCGGGCGCGGGATGCGGGGGACGCGACCGAGGCCTCAAAACCGAAGCGCAAGCGGCGCCCAACAGCGGACGAGTTTTTCGGAACCGAGTTCGTTGGCCCAGACGAAGAGATGTATCAGGATGAGCGCGGCATCTGGCGCGCGCCTCCGATACCCGCATGGACAAAGCGCAAGCGCTTAGAGCACGAAGACCGCTATGTGCCCTGGCGCATCCCGCAAAACCTGAGCAGTCTTATGGATGGCGTGCCTTATGCTTGGCCGCAAGGTCCGCATGTCTATTTCCTAGCGCACCTCCCGCGCCGGATGGTGAAGATCGGCTTCAGCACCAACCTCTATTGGCGCTTGGCCGGCATCGCTACGAGCTCACCGGTTCGATTGAGGCTGCTGGCGTGGCGCTATGCCCCGCGCGGCCGAAGCCACGAGAAAGCCCTTCACATTCGATGGCAAGACTACCGCGTCTATGGCGAGTGGTTTCATTGCTGCGGCGACCTGCGTGAATGGATCTTGGAGCACATCGACGGGCGCAAGCGCCCTCATATTGCCAAGGCGCTCGATGCCGGCGTGGATTGCGATGAGGGAGGGCCAGCCGCATGACCGCTGCGCCCTGGCCCCCGCCGATGCGGCTTGAAGAGGTGGCGGAACGTCTCGACGTGAGCGTCAAGGCGGTTCGTCGATTGATCCATGACGGCCAGTTGGCCGCGATTTACCCGGACGGTAGGAGCCCGCGCATCCCATGGCCCGCCCTCGCAAAGTACGAAGAGAGCGCACGGACGGCTCGCCGCGCCTCGCGCTCGTCACAGGAAGCCCAAACTGGCACATCGTCTGGTCGGAAGCGGGCAGATCGAAGCGCCTCTCAACAGGCACGGCTGATCGGAGCGTCGCCGAAGGACTTCTGACGCGGTGGCAGGCCCGGCGGATGCAGCCGCAGGAGGGCATGGAAGTTGGCGAGATCATGGATCGTTACGTCGAGAACCGCCGCACCGAGGCAAAGCGGGTGGATTCCATCATCGGCGCCCTGAAGCCGATCCGGCCCGTGTTTGCGGCGCTCAAGCCGCATGAGATCACGCCAGACTATGTGCACGCCTACATGCTCAAGCGGATCGCAACCCCCAAGAAGACGGGAACGCCTGGTTTTGTTTCCCGACGGCGGGTGGCGATTGAGCTCGCCCACCTTAAGGCTGCTCTCTACTTCGCGCTCAAGCGGGGCTGGATCAAACACCTACCCCCGATAGAGGTTCCGGCCGGATCAAAGCCCCGCACCCGCTATCTGACCAACGCCGAAATCCGGCGCTTGCTTGAGGCGCTGGCCCATGAAGACACGCCCCAGCATCTCCGGCTTCTGGTGACGCTCGCTTTGACCACGGGTCAGCGGGTCGGCGCGATCAAGGCCCTGAAGTGGGAGCACGTCGATTTCGAGCGGGGCATCGTGTGGTTCTCGCGCACTGAGGATCGGGCCAGCTTCAACAAGCGCCGGCAGGACGTGCCGATGACCGGCCACCTGCGCACCGCTTTGGAGCGCGCCGCTGAGCTGGCGGATGGGCCTTGGGTTATTGCGCACTTTGGAGCCCCCATCACCCAGACCGCGAAGTCTTGGGCGACGCTCTTGAAGCGGGCCGACCTCAAAGACGTGCGGTTGCATGACCTGCGCCGGACGGTGGCGACGGTGGCGCTGGCGAGCGGATCGACCTTCTCCGAGGTGGCGGCGCTTCTCAACGATGATGAGCGGATTGTCCGTCGTCACTATGCCCACGTCGCGCCAAACCTGCTCCAAGGCGTCACCGGGCGCTTGGAAAGCGCTTACGCCCTGCCCGGGCGTAGCGGCGGGAACGAAACGGAACAAAGCGACGCCAAAATGGCACAAGACAGCAATGAAGACTGAGCAAATCCAAACACTTAGGCCCTATCAAACCGGATTGAAAATCCGCGTGTCGCTGGTTCGATTCCGGCCCCAGGCACCACCGCTTTTTCCATACATAGCAAGGGTTTGCGCGCAACCAGTGCATGGGCGCGCCAAAGGCCGCTACGCCCGATCCGCGCGTAGCGTTGCAGAAACCCGGCGTGGTTCGCCGTCTGTTCCATCTTATACCCCCGGTCTCACCAGTGGGGATTTCCCAGGAGCCACCCCATGAGCGAGCAACAGAGTCCCGGACCCGTCCAATCAGAGGGCGGCGCAACCCGCGTGATGATGATGAAGATCGACACCGGCAACTTCCTCAACAACACGATTGGCTCGATCAATCGCACCCTCGAATGGGTGGAGGAGGCGCGCGAGGCGCAAAAAGAGGACGGCGAAAGGCCCGACCTAGACGCCCTAGAAGACCTCATTGGCGAGGAGTTTTTCAGCTTCGACATCGGCGCCCGCATCTTGGTCGGCCACCTGAAGCGTATTGCCGAGCGCGCCCTTGAGCTTGGCGACCCGGCCCTCATCGACATGATGTGCGACATCGGCGCGCTGAAGAAGGAAGACGGCGAGGCAAAGCCAGACTGGACGCCAGCCCCCTCCGAGCCCCCCTGCGTGTGAAGCAGGCCGCTCGTGTGAAATCAAGCGCCTACAGCGGCGCGCAACGAAACAAGGAGAGGAGAGATGGAAACCAAGGCGGGAACAACGACAGAGGATAAGCGCAGCCTGCGCGCGGATGACGGTCTCTCCCCGGCCGCCGCCGCCACGGCTATGCGCGCCCTCGTCCGCGATCTTGACGGGCATTTCCTCCACCAAGCGGCGGACGAACTGATGTGCCGCCTGATGCGCGAGGCGGGCTATGGCGAGGCCGTGGACGAGTTTCTTGAGGCCGTGGGCGACTATCACGCGGGGCAGGCGTGATCCACTATCACGGCACCCCGATCACGCCGATTGCGGCGCTCTATGAGCTTTCGGGGCGACACTTTTGCGTGTCGCACTTCCGGCCGGAGCAGGTGGCGCGATGCCATGAGATCGGCCAATCGGTGATGCTCGACAACGGCGCGTACAGCAAATGGCGGCGGGGCGTGGAATTGGATTGGGCGGGGTATTATGCCTGGGCGGATCGGTGGCTGGATTATCCGACGACATGGGCCGTGATCCCCGACGAGATTGGCGCCGGCAGCCAGGAGCAAGACGCCCTCATACGCGACTGGCCGCACGGAACGCGCGGCGCGCCGGTGTTCCACCTCGACGCGGACATGAGCCAGCCGCTTAGCCGCCTTCTGCGCCTCATCGACCAATGGCCGCGCGTCTGCATCGGCTGGGCGGAGCCCGACCTTCCGATCTTGGGCGATGCCTATTGCCGGGCCATGGACGCGATGTGGAACGCAGTCGCCCGCACCCATCGCCGAACTCCGGCGCTCCACAAGCTGCGGGGAATGCAGCTCAGCGGCAAGCGCTGGCCCTTCGCCTCAGTCGATAGCACCGACATCGCGCAAAACCACAGCCGCCCCCAGAACACGCCTCGCGCCATGGCTGACCGCTGGGACGCCATGCAAACCCCCGCGCGATGGGTGCTGCAACCAGAGCAGATGGAGTTGTTGCCATGATGACCGAGCCCGCTCCCACCCACTGGATGCCGCTTCCCGAGCCCCCCACCCCAGGAGACGCGCCATGAGCAGGCCGACTGAGACTGCGCCCCGCTGCTCGTGGCTGCGCGACACGCCCCGCCCGCCCGGCGTTCCGCCATGGCTCGTGTGCGTGCGAGATAAGTGCGTTTGCCGGGATGGCGAATTTCCCGCCTACCTGGAGGGGAGAAAGAAAGGACAAGAGGATGAGTGAGAAACAAAATGCGCTAGAGCCGATTACGGTGGAACAGCCGTTGAAGATAGAGCGTCCGAATGTTCGGCTGTCTGTGACCGTCAGCGAGACGGGACAATACGCCTCTGGTGCGGTGTCATGGTCTCCGCGCGATGGCGAACAGTATCGGCGCGGCTTGGATTTGCCGGATGGTCGCCCGAACGACGTGCGCGCCGCGCTCCATCGCGCACTGGATATGATCTTGGACACGGGCGGATTGACGGATGAGCAGCGCGGCGAGGTTTACAGCTTGGTGATTGAACATGACGACCGCTGACACCATCCAAGCCCTCCTGGCCCGCGCCCTCATCGCCGCCCTGCTCCGGGCGGAGATTGCAAGCAAGGAGGACACGCCATGAGCAAAGAACTGATCGAAGAGGCGATGGCTCTGGCCGCCCTGCTTGATCGCGATCGCGAAGAGGTCCGAGATGCGGGGGTCATGGCCATTCCCCTGCGCCGCTGGGGATCGGAGTACGCTACCGACGCCCTCGCAATGCTCGACAAGGAAAACCCATGACCGCTAAAGACCCAGACCCACAAACGCAAAAAGCCCCCGACGCCTGAGCGCCGGGGGCTTCGTTTTCGGGGTTGGTCTAGGTCAGTGGGTGGCGTTGGCTTGGTCGATGAGGCTGATGGTTTCCGCCCGCCGGCCCCGCTCGCAATGGATGGTCTCAGCCGCAGAGAGGCTGAACACCGAGACCGATCCATAATTCGCTTGCACCGCCTCAGCGTGCGTTACCGCGGCTTGCCAGTCACCTTGAGCCATGGCTTGCAGAAACCTCTCCCAAGCGCCTTCTGTCACGCTGGGCGGCGCAGGGTGAGGGCACGCTTGCCGCAGATCATCCCGCAGCGTGATTTCCGGCCGGGGGCTGTAGCCCTCCGAAGTCGTCGAGCAGGCGGGGGAGAGCAACAGCAAGAACGGGAGCAGGATCGGGATAAGAGGCCGCATCGGGGAGGTCCAGAGTTACGGGGGTCATGAGGTCATGAGGTGGTGTGAGAGGGGCTTGCACAATCACCACTCGGCGCGGGGCGGGGCGGGGCTGGATGGATTCAACCGCGATCGCGAGCTGTTCAGACGCCTCGCGTTCGGCTTGGATCGTGCGTTGGGCGAAGCTCTGCGCCACCCGGTCCAAATCCCGCTGATCCTGCGCCGCTTTTATCTGGCGCTCGGCCTCCACCGCTTCCCAGTGCGCGCGCTCATGCGACCGACCCTCGCCATAGGCCCAGGCTAGGCCACCCACAAACAAGCCCACCGCCAAGCCCGCCACAATCCACTTTCCGGGGATGCGCGGCGCAACCGGAAAGGCGAAAGAGGCAAAACGCTTGGGCTTGGGGCGAAGCCGATCCTGCACAAAGGCCTGCACCCACATTCGGATCGGCTCGAGCCCGCCTTTGCGGATCAGGCCTTCGCTCGCAAACAGAAGCCCAACCACAAGCGCAAACACCCACACGAGTGGATTGCTTAAAGCCCACGACAAAAACGCCACAAACGAAACCACAAGCAACAGCCCGCAGCCCCACCTATGGCCATTGATGAAAGCCGCCTCATCCGAGACGCGATCATCCGTCGTGGCGGGGTCCATAACCATGGCGCGCATGGTAAGGCCCTATCCTCTTGCGGGGATAATTAGGGGGTCAGAGGCGCGGGAAGACTAGCCCTAAAGGTCGCAGCCTTGGCCGCTGGGTCCACCGCCTCGCCGATGCGCGCGCCAAGCAGGCCGGCCCAGCCGAAGGCGGCGATGCACTCCAGAGCTTCAATCAAGCGCGCCCGGCCGGCGTCGCTCAGATCGTCAGCGACAGGCAGGAGCGCGGCCGCGGCGGCGACGACGTAGTCCCCGCCGGGGACATTCCATTGACCCAAGGCGGCGGCGAGGGCGGTGCGCGCATCGGCAGGCAGGTCCTGGGCTTCGGCCAGCGACCATGCGATGATTGCGGCGCGGCACTCCAGCCAGCCGAGAGGGGTTGCGGAAGGATGGGTCAAGGCGTTCTCCTCACAAACAGCGACCATTGCAAATCGCTGATGTCGTTTGTCCCCGATGCGCGCCGCATCTCTAGGGTATAGGTCACGGTCCCGCTGGATGGGTTGGAAATGCCGCCGCCGCTGGCCTCTGCGGGCGTGATAATCGGGTCACTTGCGCCATTAGCCGTAAAGGTGCTCGTGGCGATTACGGATGCGCCCGACAAAATGCGCCATTCGCCGTTAAAGACGATGCCGGTTGAAAGCGTCGCGCCGTTGCCGTTGAGTTGGAGGGCGTAATCTAGGCGCCCGCCGGAGCCGATATTGGTGATGTCAAAAGAGCCGGCCGGGGTCCAGCTTGTGCCCGCGCTGCTCCATGTGCCGAAGTCATCGCCCGATCGGGTCCGCTCGGCATCTGTTAGGCCCACAGAGTTGTTGGCGATCGTCACCCAAGCGCCGCCGATGCGCTGCTTGACAACCTCACTAGTGCCGCTCGTGTCTGTCCATAACGAGCCCTCCGCCACCGCGCCGGGGTCGGTGGACTGCCGGTAGTAATTTGCGGTGGCCAAACCTCCGCGGCCCGCGAAATCGGCGGCGGTGTTGCTGGCGGTCTGGTCCGCGACCGGATCGGCGCGGCCGGGCTGCCATTCGGGAAGCACCGTTTGACCGGGCAGAGCGACGCCAAGCATGGGCTCGCACCAATAGAGCGCGGGGTTTGTGCCGGCCGCCCCCGTTGCGTTGACCCACATAGCCGCAAAGGCCGCGTTTGCGGGGACGGTGGCAAATCCCCCCACAACGTCAAAGTTGTCGGGGTTACCGTCTGCCCCGCCGTTAAGGCGGCCGCCGGATGCGATTTGCTCCTCGAACAGGTAGGCGCCAGCGGCGTTGTAGTATGCCACGCGGACGGCCGATCCAGTGAACCGATGGAACGCGACTCGCGCGCGAGCGAAGATGCGTTGCCCGGCGACCACGGGCAGCCCGAATTGGCGCAGGATCGCTAGGCTGCCGCGGGCGGAGATATAGCTGTTCATGTTGACGGTGGACGGCGGCGTGCCGGGAATGGTCCCGAAAAAGACGTTGCGCGCCCCAAAAAACCCAGCCGCGTTGACGCCTTGGGTTAAGGTGAATCCGCCAGAGCCCGTCCCGAAAAGTCCGTTTGCCTCCCATCCATAGGCGCCGCGGCTCAAATCGGCGTTGACTAGACCGTTTTGGCCAGCGGGCACCCGCGCGTTGCTCGCTTGGTCCTCTGTCGCCGTCGCGCCCCAACCCCGGCCTGCGAAATCTGCGGCCGTGTTTGAGCCCGTCACGTCCGCAAGCGGATCGCCCCGCGATCCAGAGTACGGCGGCGGCGCGGTTTGGTCCGCCGCAACACGCGCGAGCATTGGCCTCGCCCAAAAGATGTAAGGGGTCGCTCCCGATCCGTTCGACACGCCTCGCGGGGCAAAGACTGCAAAGGCCGCGCCTGAAGGCGCTGTGACAAAGCCGCCAACCTGCGCGAAGTTGGCAACAGAGCCATTGACCGCGCCGTCGAGCGTGCCGCCCGATCCAGCGACCGAGGCAGACACGAACGATCCTGTCGGCCCATACCAAAACACCAGCGACTCAGCGGCCGTGCAGCGATAGCGCGCCATGAGAGCGCCAGCATAAACCCGATCACCCGCAGCCACGGGAAGCCCAAATCGAAGCAGGTCCGCCAAGCTATCGCTGGCACTTTTCCATCCGTACCAAATCGCATTGACCGCAGGCGTTCCGGTCACGAGCGAATACAGCACATTCATGGGCTGGCCGAAGTACCCTACAAGATTGCGGCCCGCCGTAACTGTGAGCCCGCTATCCGTGACCAAGTAGGAATCCCAACCCAGGACGCCACTCGCCCCTTGATTGAAGTCCGCATTGACAAGCGCTTGCACGCCGGTTGGCACGCCCGCAGCATTGCCTGGAAAAACCGGCAGGGTTGCGCTTGCCGTGACGCTTGCCGCGTTGACGCTTTCAAGCCCGATCACGTCTATGGCTTTGACCCTGTATGCGGTGTCGGCGGACAAGGTCTCTTGGAGGCTGATGGTCGTCGCGGTGAAATAGCCGACGTGGGCCGCATCCGCCCAGCCAGTCCCGCCGCGCCGCACCTCATAGGCCCAAAGATCAATGTCCGCCACAGCGACGAAGGTAAGCACAACTCCATCTATCCGGCGGGTGACGGCAAGGCCGGTCACATCCGCGGGCCGTGTCGTTTTGCCGACGATCGTGTGATTTGTGGCGCTTGCCCAGGCCGAAGGCGTGCCGCCCGCGCTCCAGGCCCGAACACGCACGTCATAGGCCTCGCCCTGGGTGACGTTGGTGATGTAGATGAGGGGAGCTTCCGGGGTTGCGTCGCCTACAGGGGTCCAGTCCCCTCCGCCGGCTTGCCGGAACTGCACCTCAAAGCGAGACACCGCGATTTGATCGTTCCCCCGAGGAACGATGCGAACCGCAAGACGCTCCTGCAAAGTCCCGTCCGCAAGCCGCAGGAGCGCCGCTTCCGATGAGGTCAGCGACAGGGACGGAATGGCCGGCGCGTCCTGAACATGGCGGCGGCCAGAGATGAAGGTGCTAAAGGCCGGGATCGCCCCCGTATCCGCAGACCAGACACCCGGTTGCGCATCCACCATCGTCAATCGGGCGCTAAGATCTTCCCCCGCCTCTATAGACTTGACGATCATGGGGGCGGTTTCGATGCCCGCTTCCCCAAACGCGAAGAGATCGCCCGCGTTGGGGGCCGACGCTTCCGCGACTGGCGTTACAAGCTGCACCGTCTCTTGAAAGCCCGCCACCGTTACAAGGGGAAGCAGGACCACAGACCCATTCCGCTTCCGAACCCGGAGGGAATAGCTCTTACCGCTTTCCATGGTGACGGGGCTGTCCAAATCGAGATGGGTGACGTTGCCCGAGGCGACCGTCCGGCCCGAGATTCGGCCCGATCCAAGCCCAATCTTTATCACATCGTATTGCAGGCGCACGAAGTCGCCCTTCGTGCATCGGATGTGCTCCACATCCATCGAAACCGTATGCTCCTCAGGCCTCAGAAGCAGCGTAGCGAGATGATAGCGCCCCTCTCTCCACGCCTGCGTGGAGGATGTTGCCGCAGGGAAGTTGAGAAGCTCAAACTTCGTCGCCGCAAGCACGCCGGTCGCGGCCTCCTTGGCATACCCATCCCGATAGACGATCACTTCATCGGGCTCGTTGTTCTTGTCCTTGTTGGAGAAGGTGCAGCGGAAGGCGTGGGGGATGTCCACAAACGCCTTCCGACCCTCATACCCCCAGCTATTGCGTGGGGTGATGATCTGCACCGGAACAGTCTGTTCCACGTCCCGCACCACAGAATACTTCCCATCCACGATGGTGAAGCTCGCGCGACCATGGCCCGCAATGTCGGTCAACACCTGATAGATGGAGCCCCCTTCGATCACGTTGTCATAGGTCCAGCGGGGCTCAGACGCATTGGGCGCGGTCGCAGCGCACGCATCGGCCCACGCCTTTAGGCATGGCCCGTCAATTCGCTCGTCGGGGATCACGCGGTTTTGCCCTCGGTAGCGCATGACATGAGCGTAGCACCAAGCCGGATTAGACGAGATCACCGTGTTCACGTCGTCCCAGGCCGAGCCCGTATAGGTCGGAAGATAGCTCTCCGCGAGGCAGTTGATCGTGTCGGGCGCCCCGTTAAGCTGGTCGCTGGCCTCTAGGCGAAGAGCGATCAGCGCCACCCCCGGCATGGTCACGGGCGTATCGGTGGAGATGGAGCGGAGCGAGCTCCAATACACGTCATCCACATAGGTGGGGTCGGAGCCTCGCGTGGGGCCATTGTGCTTGACCCGCACATCCCATTGCCCGCTTGAGCCGGTGGAGAAGCGAGCGGAGCGCACAATCGGGTCCGCGCTTAAAGCCTGAACGCGGATTGTCCCGTTTGTCCCGGTGCCGAGAGAGCCATTAGGCTCAAGCCAAGTGGGGGTGAGCCAGCTTCCCGACGTGCCCGCGGCGCGATACTGCACTTGCACATCGACATACGTTTCATAGCGTCGGCCTTGGGCATTGGCCCGATACATCCCCCGCGGCGCGCTGATATCGAGCGAAATTTCCGACGTGTTGTTTCGCGTCGTGCGGGTGATCCACCCCCCCGGATCAGAAAACACATACGTGGTGGGGTCCACCTGCACCGGCTGAGTGCGGGGCACATCCGGCGCCGCTGGGTCATAGGTCCACCAGAAGTCAAACCCAGGGTTCCACCCATTGGGAGGGCTTCCCCCAGAAGCAGTGTCTTCAGTCCGTTGCAGCCGGATCGTGAGGCTGTCTTCCCGCACGACGCGGGTGAACAACGTCACCGGCGCATCGGTGGATGTGCCTTCGCGGATTTCATACGACGCCCCAGGGAAAGCCGTGATCGGGCTGTCCCCAATGCGCAGGTCAGTGATCCTCAATCGGCCATAGCCAACAAGCAGGAGCATCCGCAGATACTGCTTGCCGTTGAGGTTTTCGGTGTAGGGCCTGGCCGCCAGAAGCGGGAACATGCGCCGCTTGCCAAGCACACGGGGCACAGGGCTATAGGGCGCGAATTGGTTGCGGATGCCCGTGAGCATCGCATAGGGGTTGCCGTCCTGCTGACCCCACCCGTATTGAGCCCCAGGAGGCCTTGGAGGGGGAACAATCGCATCGACAAGGAAGAAGCCGGCGGTGGCGACGGCCGCAGACACGGCCATGTTGGCCGCGAAGTTTAGGAACGAGCTTCCGAGATTGAAGATCGCCCCTTTGGCGCCGAAAATCGCCCCAGGCCCCGCCACCCAGGCGGCGAGCACAACCACAGCCAAGAGGAGGATGGTCCGCAGGGGGTTTTTGTCTTCCCCATCCCCTCCCCCACCGTGAAGGCGGACTTGGATATAGACTGAGGCGCCTTGCTTGGGCCTCACCACATGCCAGCGGTCGCGGGGGATTTCGTGATCGTCGATATAGACGTGGACGTGCTTGAGGATGCGCTTGCCCACAAAGCCCGCCGCCACAACCATATCCCAAAGGGATGAGCCCTCAGGGGCGAGCATGATTTCAGACCGCGCCTTGAACGGGCTGTCATGGATCACGACGGGGGTTTCATAGCGGGGGAGGATTTGGGCGATAGCCGTTTGATCGTCCGTCACGCGCATGGATCGTACCGATGGATTGAGATGATGCGCTTGGACCAGACCAAGCCTTCATAGGTTTCGACGCAGGCGCCGTTCGCCTTTTCTTCGGAGTGCAGCATCCAGCCGGGAGAGAGGATTAGCCCGCAATGGAAGGCGTGCCGGCCCGACCGAAGCAGGATCACATCCCCGAGGGTTTCGGCCCCTTGCTGCACCTCAGGGAAGCGCTTGGAGTAAGCATGCGCCGCTTCCCCAAGGCTCGCGCGATCACACCCGGACGTGAACAGCGGGCCTTCGTAAGGGGGGAGCGGCTTTTGGAGCTCGGCTTCGTGGATGAGTGAGACCAGCCCCCAACAGTCCGCCCCTTCCCGGCTTTTGCCGCCGGGGACGTAGGGCAAGCCGACATAGGCGGCGACCCATGGGGGGAAGTCGGGGCGCGGCATCAGCCAAAGACGCCGCCATGGGACAGGGCTTGCGCCAGCATCGCCACGAGAGGCAAGGCGAACAAGGCCGGGAACCGAGACGGCGTGATCGTCTCGCAGGCAGGCTCGGTCACAAGGTCTTCAAACCGGAGGTAACCGGTCACGGTTGAGACGTTATAGGTCACGTCCCGCAGTTTCAGGGGAGGCAAGGCAACTTCCACCGTGTCCGGGGTATCGGCCAAGATGATCTCGATGAGCACATCAGCCGCGTCCGTGATGGAGCGCAGTGTGTCCACGATCACGCGATCGGTGTTGTCAATCGACAGTTGCGCCTCTCCCGGTCCATCGCCTCCCTGCCCTGGAAGCACGACTTGGAAGGCGTAGGCGATAAACTCATTGCCCCTAGAAGT